AAGCAGATATTCTACAACGGCGAACACTACAAGCGTGAAATGGACTTGTGGTTTCAGCCCAACGAGCGTGTTCGTCAAACACAGGCGGAACTGCTATTTGATTTTGGAGAGATCAATAATGATTAAAATTACACCCGATGACTCGAGTGTGACAACTGCTGAAGGTATGACGCCTTCTTTCTGCACCGTGAAGGGTGGTGTGCAGTGAAACCCTTCATCTTAATTCTAGTTCTACTCACATCAGGTTGTGCCTACAATAGTGGTAAAGACACTTGGTATCCTGGACAGCCCATTCCCCACAAGATGGGAGCCGCTTGGAGTGCTCAGCCTATGCCAGGACAGAGTCGTGTGGTAGTTAATGGGCAGGTATTCACAGTCTATCAAGTGAAATAATCTAATTATTTCCGATTCCAGACAACTCTACGACCTTTTGAATCCATATCTTTAATATTGTCAATCTGAGTGCCTACTGATAAGTGGTCAGGATTTACGCATCCAGGATTATCACAAGAGTGCATTACAACATAGCCTGCAGGGATATCTCCCTTTGTCCATAGGTAAGCAAGTCTATGGGCTCCGTATCGTGTTGGCTTCATATTATATCTGCCATATCCATCTTTGTCTTTCGGACCTTGCCATATCCAGCAAGTATCTGTCTTTTCTATTAGAGTCCAAAACTTCTCTTTTGTATTTGATATTTTGTGTCCCATAATACCCCCTTTCTAAGAGTATAAACTAAATACAAGCATAAAGCAAGAGGAAGGACCGCTTGCAGATAATTTACGGAAAGGATCCGCTACTATGGCTTATGCAACTTTTGACGACCTCAAACAGGTTGAACCAACGATACAAGATTATGGTGTATTAGATTGGGATGTTGAACTAGCCCGTTCAGAAACTGAAATAAACAGAGTCTTAAAGGTCAGATGGTATCAAGCATACCAGAAGGCACACATTAGCCTAATAAATACCGCCTTTGACACTACCTTACTGACCTCAACACAATTCACTCAAGCAACCGTTTATCACGCTCTTGCTTATCACATTGCACCTAAACTAACTCAGTTCTCAGGTGCGGAACCAGACAAGTTCCAAGTCATGATGGAATACTACTCTAAACGCTTTGAACACGAAATGGATCTCATTCTTCGTGAAGGTGTAGAGTATGACATTGACAACGACAACACCGTGACTGCTGGTGAAAAAGCCCCAGTCACTAGCCTAAGACTTAAGAGATAACAATGGCACAGAATATACGCCAACAGGTAGCAGAGAACATTGTGCGAGTTCTCAAAGAAATGACTGACCCACGCCCAGTGTTCGTGAGCCGTGAACCCGTAGTCATACAAGAAATGGCTATCACACAATTTCCTGCTGTATTTGTGCAGCCAACAATAGAAGATAGAGAAACTATCACAATGGGTATCCCGGGAGCGGGTCGTCGCATGGGCCGGATTGAGTATTCAATTCGTGCCTATGTGCGTGGCACAGAACTAGATCGACAGCGTAATGATCTTATAGAAGCCATTGAAGAAGCACTAGACAGCGACCGTTATAGAACGCTTATTGCCAGTGGCGTGACTGATAGCCAAATAACAAGAGTGGAGATCATAGATCGCCAACCACCGTTGGCAGAGTTTGTTATAACCTATGTTGTCACTTACAATTATCTAAGAGGATCAGTATGAAAATACATTTAACTAAAAAAGGTATGACTAGATACTGTCAACCTAACGAATTAGAATTGATGCAATCAGCGGGCTGGACAGAGTCCCAGGCATCTAAAGAACAGGCAGGAGAAGAGGTTATTCGTCTCAAGCCCCCGGTGAAGTCTAAGGCGACCGTAACAGCCGTAGAAGAAGCCAATATTAACCAACAAGGAGACGAATAATGGCCATTTTAACAGGAAATGACGGACAGATCAAATTGAGCAAAACCGTAGGTGGTTCTGTAGACTCAACTAAGATTGCCGCAGTAAGAAACTTTTCAGTTGAACTCACTCGTGACACAATTGAAACTTCAACAATGGGTGTAGATGTAAGAACATATATCAATGGTATGAGTTCTTGGAGTGGTTCAGCAGACATCTATTTTGATTCAGCAGCCACATCAGGACACATAGATTACTTTCCAGTATTAAATCCAACAAGCGGCACAGTTGGGCAAGGAACAGTAGCAGTTGAATTATATGTAGGACCAAGCACCTCAGGTAAATTTGCTGGTAATATCATTATTACTGGATTTACAGTAAATTCAAGTATGGACGGTATGGTGGAGGCTTCAATCTCTTTCCAAGGTTCCGGTGCTTGCACATTCACAGCCTAATTAGGAGACAACGATGGCTACATTAACAGGTAATAACGGAGCAATTTCCATAAACGGAATTGCAGTCCTAGCAGTTCGTAATTTCTCTATTGAAATGACTGCTGACACAATTGAAACATCAACTATGGGTGTGGATGTAAGAACATATCTCAGCGGAATGAGTGCATTCTCAGGTTCAGCAGATGTTTACTTTGATCCAGACACAGCGACCACAGGCTTTGATGCCGCAGAATCAACATTCAATCCTACAGCAGGTCTAGTTGGTGCAAGTGGTGTTGCTGGTAAATTCTATGTGACATTAGATGCCACTGGCACTAATGCTGACCAAGCATTTACAGGCACGATCATTGTAACAGGTTATACTGTAAACGCAAGTTTGGATGGTATGGTAGAAGCCTCAATTTCCTTCCAAGGAAGTGGTGCAACTACATTCTCAACTGGTAACACAGTTTATCCGTAATGAAAGTAACCTTCACTGGCTCTGAAATGATTGCTGGCGACTTAAAAAAGGAGTTGGCTCAGATGGTAAAAGATTTGGGTCAAACTACTCTACAAGAAGCCAAGGGTCATACGCCAGTGAAGACAGGATATGCCCGTTCAAAATGGACCAAGACACAGACCAAGGACAATTTTGAAGTGGCAAACAGGGTTCCTTACATTGAAAGACTAGAGGCTGGAGCGAGCCGTCAGGCACCTCGTGGAATCATAGGACCAACTCTAACAGCAATTAAAGGAAAAGTAAAATGAGTAAAGTATTAGACAACGCAACGGCACACTTCCGTAATCAAATATCAGGTGCAATGCAGGTGGTGGATGCTCCAGAGTGGGGCACAAAGATCCATTACAAGTCAGCAGTCAGTCTCAAAGAAGAAGGCAAGATTCTAGAATTAAGCCAACAGGGCAAGACTGTGGAAGCATTGGTAGAAAGTCTTATTGTTCGTGCTCGTAATGAGGATGGCACCAAGATGTTTACCTTTGCAGACAAGGCCACTCTGTTAAATGAAGTAGATCCCAAAGTTCTAATTCGCATTGTTGGTGAAATGAACAAGATAGTGGAAGAAGACCTAGGTGGAGACGCAGTCGCAAAAAACTAAAGGCGGACCCAGATTTGATGTTTGCCTATAGACTGGCAAAGGATTTGGGCCGCACAGTGGAAGAGATTCTCAGCATTACCACTTATGAATTTGCTGGTTGGGCACAGTTCTACAAGATGGAAGCAGAGGAAATGAAGAAACAGGCGAACAAAAGGAGCAGATAGTGGCTGTTATTAAAATTGATGGTGATGCCAGTGGTGCATTACGCAGTATATCGCAGATTGAAAAGGCTCTTGGTGGCATTCAGAAGTCTGTTTCAGCAGCCACTAGAAGCCTAGGTAGCCTACAATCAGCACTAGGAACCATTGCCGGCATAGCCGCGGGTGGTAGCCTAATGACATTCGTAGATGAACTGCAGAATATGCAGAACAAACTGCGTATTGCCACAGGCAGTCAAGAAGAGTTCAACAAGTCAATGGAGTATGTCAAAGCCATTGCTGACAAGACTGGACAGAGTCTTGCTTCTACTGGTGATCTCTATGCTTCAGTGGCTCGTAATGCTAAAACACTAGGCTACAATCAGGATCAGGTGGTCACAGTCACCAACGCTATGGCAACGGCATTGAAAGCAAGTGGTGCCAGTGCTCAAGGTTCAGCCTCTGTAATGTATCAGTTCAGCCAGATACTGGCCAAGGGCAAGGTTAATGGTGATGAATTCACAACCATTATGGAAAACTTGGGCGGTCCTGTTATGGACCTCGTGGCCAAGAATATGGGCCTGACTACTGGCGAGTTGCTTAAGTTCAAAGAGAAAGGTTTGATTGGTGCCAAAGACTTCACAGATGCACTAATTCGCTCAATGGGTGAACTAGATGGCATGGCTGGCAAGAGTTCACAGACTATTGGACAAAGCATTCAGCGTATTCAAAACGCATTTGGCACAGCAGTTCTAGCCATTGACAATGCTTCAGGCATTGGACAGACCTTTGCAGATATTGCACAGAAGATTTCAGACAACGGTGAGAACCTAATACCAGTCATTAAATTGATTGGTGTTGTTATGGCAGGTTTGTCTCTTTATTTTGCTCCTGTAGTTTCATTGTTTGTGGCAGGTGCTGCCGCTGCCTTATACTTCGCTGATGTGCTAGGACCTATCTTAAAGCCTGTGGTAGACTTAGTCACTGGGGCATTAAGTTCATTAGGTCGTCAGTTGGTTGGTGTTGGTGCAGGCATGATGGCCTTGATCCGTGGTGAAAATCCATTTACTGCCTACAACAAGGCCTTAGATGAATTTGACAACAAAGCCAAAACAATTCCCAAAGCCACTGAAGGCGCCAAGAGTCTAGACAAGGCATTACAAGGTGCCAAGACTACTACCACTGCTACTGCTGGTGCATTGTCAGGCATTGGTCTCAAGTATCAAGAAATACTCAAGGATCTAAAAGCAGAAGCTGGCCTACAGGCAATGACCAGCAAAGAACTAGACATTCAGAAACAATTACTCACTGTCAACAAGCAGTTGGAGTATGGTCTCACACAAGAACAGAAAACACAACTTACTGTTCTTTACGAAAGAATACAGGCAACCAAAGATCAAATCTCTACCAATGAGATGCTGAACAAATTGCAAAGCGATACTACCACTGCAAGAATACAGGATCTAGGTGTTCAACAGGTCACAAGCCAATTAGAAAATTATAGATTGAGTGTGGGCAAGCAGACTTATGAAGCCAACAAGGGTCGTGTGGCATTAGCCATTCAAGAAAGCATACAGGTCAAAGCACTCAACGATTATAGCCAACAATTGAAATCAAGTCAAATTGAAATCAACACACTGGGCATCAAAGATCTAGATGTTCGTGAACAGACTCTGGCAGTAGAAAAAGAAAGACTCAAGTATGGTAGTCTATTCAATGCTGAGATGGAAAAAGCAGTTCGTGCCAATGTGCAAAACAATCAGGCCTTGAAAGAAGCAGTGGCACTTGAGAAGCAAAGAGCATTGGCCGCTGGTGAAGCAATACCACAAACCAAAGCAGAACAAATCAGCACAGCCACTGGTGCAATGAGCAGACTAGATCCAAGTCTACAGGCACAACAAGACTACCTAACTGAAAAAGCCGCATTGGAAAATTCAGAAGTGATGTCAGCGGATCAAAAGAATCAAGTGTTGCAGAAGTTGGAATATGAACACCAACAGAAGATGAACGGTATCCGTTTGTCAGCATTTGAAACACAATTAAAGATGGCTGGTGTCACTGATGCTACTATTCTTAGTGTGGCCAAGACCACAATGGAACAGAGCCAAATGGTTGTGCAAGGTGGTATCGTTGGCATCCAAGGCGGATTGTCAATGCTAAGTGGCTTCTTAGAACAAGCAGGCAAGAACAACAAGAAAGCCTTTGAAGCACAGAAAGCAGTAGCCATTGCACAGACTATCATATCCACATACCAAGCAGCCACACAGGCATTTGCCGCTATGAGTGCAATACCATTCATTGGACCAGCACTGGGCTTTGCCGCAGCCGCAACAATCGTTGCCGCTGGTTTTGCCAATGTGGCAGCAATCAAGAATCAGCAGTATAGTGGACGCCAGTTGGGTGGACCTGTTATGGGTGGCACACCCTATATGGTTGGTGAGAATGGTCCAGAATTGTTTACACCTAACACCACAGGCTCAATTACACGCAACCAGGATCTAGGTGGCAGTTCCCCAACTAACATAAATTTTACTATTATTGCCAATGACACACAGGGCTTTGATCAATTGTTATCAAGTCGCAAAGGTGTCATACAACAAATTATCTCTGACGCTATGTTAGAGCGAGGACAAAGGAGCATTGTATAATGGCTGACATTACAGGTAGTCAATACCCAACATACCCAAGTTTTACCAGTATAAACTTTAAAACTGTGACTCCTGCACAGACTTCAACCAGTCTAAGTGGCAAGATGCGTCGCATTGGATTGGGTGTAAGTTATTATGTCTGGGAAGTAAAATATCCACAGATGGAAGCCATAGACGCAGGCACAGTCACAGGCTTTCTAGGACAGGCACTGGGTCAGACATTTAGTTTTGAAATCATACTGCCTAAACTAAGTTATTCAAAATCATTAAATCCACCTTCAACCACAGTGAGAACATCAGCAAATGCAGTAGTTGGTGCCAAACAGGTATCACTGACCAATTGTGGTAATACCAAAACAGTATTGGCCGCAGGTGATTATTTCAAATTTAACAATCACTCAAAGGTCTATATGTGTGTGGCACCTTGCACTTCAAATAGTGGAGGCACAGCCACACTATTCTTTACCTGTCCTTTAGTTGCCGCAGTTCCTTCATCAACTAACCTCACAATCACAGCCGTGCCATTTACTGCTATTCTAGCAGAAGATGTGCAGGAGTTTGACACAGGCATAGGTGGCATTACTTCAATGAGTATAGCAATGAGGGAAGTTTGGTAAATGAAATCATTCTCATCAACTGCCAATCGTGATGAATACTATCGCAGTCATACCATTGCTATAGACTGCGTTGAACTGCATCTGAAAACAAATGCTGGTGCCAACTTGCCAATTTACTTGTGCAGTGGTGGTGCCGACTTATCCTTTGATAGTCCCACTGCACCTACGGCAGGCACTAATGTCTACACAGCACAGGGCAATTTTATTGGCTTCAGCAGTCTACAAGAAGACTTTGATGTCAAGGTGGGCAAGTTCTCCATATTCCTAAGTGGCGTTGATAGAACATCAGTGCATTATCTAATGGAAAATGAAATTGAAGGCAAGCGAGTGGTTATCTACAAAGCCTTTCTAAACTTTGGCACAGGCGGCACAGAGGCACTACAATTAGCGGCAGCACCTATCCTGATGTTTGATGGTGTTATCTATAACTTTGCCGTTGTTGAAAGTGAGAAGTCATGTCAAATCAGTATAGACTGCTCCAGTCTATTTTCAGACTTTGAAAGAACAGCAGGACGCAAGACCAACAATTGGAGCAATTGGTTTTACCAAGGAGTCAAAGGTGATATGTGTTTTGACAAAGCAGGTTGGGTTGGACAAACAGAATTCAAATGGGGCCGTTTATGATCGTTAGACAAATGCAACCTCAAGAGTTTGACAGCACCATAATCTGCTTTCAATACTATCGTGATGAAGCCATTGAATCATTGCCTCGCATTGCAGATGAGTATGATGAGAATTCAGTATTGAAGACCATCAAGAACTTTGCCACCAAGTGGGACCATTGTTGGTTCAATGCCTATGAAGGACAACGAGTGGTTGGATTCATTGCAGGATACGCAAGTGAATGCCCTTGGAATAGTGAAATCATAGATGCCAATATTGCGTTCATTTTTATGCTGGATTCACACAAAAATATGGACAATTTCCGTCAATTAATGGTGAAATTTGAGGAGTGGGCAAAAACCATCAAAGCCAGCAATATCACAGCAGGCGACATTGGCATTGATCCTGAACGCACACGAAAACTTTATGAACACTTTGACTTCAAGCCAGGTGTATGGATGAACAAGGAGTTGATCAATGAGTAAGGTCTTTAAAGCCATTGGCAATGCAGTCACTTCAGTTGTCAAGGCAGTTGTCAATGTAGTTTCAAGTGTAGTCAAGGCCGTTGTCAATGTTGTTGCTTCAGTGGTCAACTTTGTTGCACAACCATTCATGGGTCTATTGGGAGGTATGCCCGACATACCCTCTGCTCAGGCTGAGGCCGCAAGACAGCAAGGTGTTCTATTACAGCGTGAAGGCAGTGATCAACAGATACCTGTTGTCTATGGTTATCGCAAGGTTGGCGGCACGGTGGCATTTGCTGAAACAGGTTCAGACAATAACAAATATCTCTATGTGATCTATGTGTTTGCGGAAGGTGTAGTAGAAGGACTTCGTGAAGTGTTTATTGATGACTGGCAACTACCAGTTAATCTAACTGCCAACCTCAATGCTGGACAATTAGTCACAGTCAACACTGACAGATACAAAGACAGAGTCACAATGATTTATACCCCAGGTGTTTACTATGCAAACCCTGCTTCAAGTCCTGTTGGCACTTATCTTAAAAACAATCTATTTGGACCAGCACCTAGTTTTACTTCATCAATGAACTTCAACGGATTGGCAGCACTAGCAGTTCGTTATGAATGGCGTGAAATCAAAACTCAAGCAGATGCTGACAACAATCCATTTACAGGAAATATTCCACAGGTTCAAGTGTGTATGTTGGGCAAGCGTGTGGCGCCAATCAACAGCCAAACTAGTAGTTTTACCTATGATAGTGCTCCAGTGCGTTATTCCACAAACCCAGCAGAGATATTGCTAGACTATCTACGCAATCCCAGATATGGTAAAGGTCTAAGCAATGATGATATAGATTTTGACTCATGGATCAAGACCACCAACAAGTGTAATACCATTGTGAACTATGTGACTGGACAGAATTATGCAGGTCCAATATTAACATCAAACTTTGTGCTAGATACCAGTCAGACCATATTATCCAACACTAAGACACTTTTAATGGGTTTTAGGGCCTACATGCCTTATGTGCAGGGCAAATACAAACTGCGTATTGAAGATGCCGGCAATGAACTAGACATTCTAAGTGGTGTGGCACAAGTGGTTATGACTGCTACCACCAAGCCCTATCCTAAGAATCAATTTGTGGGCAATGTCTGTGATATTGTGGGCGACATTACCTACACGGGCATTGACAAGAGCAACAAGTATACTTCAGTGGTGGTAAACTATGTGGATCCAGATCAGAAGTGGAGTCCGCAACAGGTGGTATGGCCTGAAACAGAAGAAGAGCGTCAGACTTACATTGTCAAAGACGGTGGTAGAGAAAACAAACTAGAAGCCACATTCCCCACAATCACCAACTATGCCATTGCCAAAGATATGGCCAAATTGTTGTTCTTGAAATCACGCAGACAAGAAACACTAAGCATTACGGTCACTGGTGAAGGTATGGAATTGGAGCCAGGTGATAACATTCGTGTTGAAGGCAATATTCTAAACTTTAACACAGGCAGTCTAATCATTCCTTGGCGTGTGGTATCAGTCAAACTCAACGACAACATGACTGTCACCTTGGGCTTGGTTAAGAATCCAGATGACATTTATCCACACGCTCGCTACAATGAAGAAGATCAAGTTGATGCGGTCTATGTGCCAAAAGGCAGTGATATCTATTATCCATCAAGTGTAAACAGAACTGCACCTGTTGGCTTAGTGCCACCTAATTCTGCACCGTTTCCTCCAACAATACCGCCAAACTTACCACCACAGGTTCCACCTCCACCATTCCAACCAGTAGTGCCATTTGTGCCACCAGGGGGAACTCCAGTGACACCTACTGATCCTGCTGATAGAACACCTGTGCCTGTGGCTCCACCTGCACCATTTGCAGCCTTCTTGACACTGAAGTCAAGCAGAGCCACCCTAATAGTCAGCAACACCTATTCTTATAATTTGGTGTTCACACAGCCCAATGATGGACTTTACAGTTATTCAATATTCTACTGGAGACTGAATGCCAATAGCCCTTGGCAAGAGATTCGTTTGACACAGATTCCAGGTGTTGGTGGCGATATTCCTGTGAGCTTTGTCTGCACATTTGGTCTATTTGACTTTTATGTAAGATCATTTGCCACAGATGGCAGAGCCAGTAATCGTGTGGTGCAGGGTCAGATTGTATTCAGACAGAATACATTTGAAACAAATCCTGCACTCACAAACATTGCCAATATTGTGCAAGTTCAAACAGTCACAGAAGGTTGGACTGCTCCGCCAAGTCGTGTAGATGCAAATCCTCGATACAACGACTACATCTATGACTTTGCCATACTGCCACAGACCAGTGGCGGACAACCACTTGCCATTAGAAAGGTCTCAGTGCGTATGACGCAGTTGGTTGACACAATCAACCAAACTCCAAATGACGGTATCAAAGGTGTTCGTATCTACTACAAGAATTCTGCAGATACCTATTATGCTTTTGAAGAAAAAATCTTTGCTGACATTCCTGGATATTCACCTTACAACCAAATTGAATTTAATCTCAACGGAGGTTTTGGTGCTCGCTTTGGTGGACAAGGCAGTTATGACTTTGTGGTCAAATTAATTTACACAAATGGCGGCAATGCTACCAAATATCTAGCACCTGGAAGAGGTCAAGTTGAATTCTATAATGTAGATAGAACATTTACAGGTTTTATTATCTATGGCACAAATCCATATGCCAATGCCAGTGTAAGATACATAGACATACCTGCAGGTTGGACAATTCCAACTGTAGATCAAGCACCACAAGGCCCTAAGGCAGGCAGTGAGATTGTGCCCAGTATCAAAAGAATTATTCCTCTAAGCAATACCTTAAGTAGACTTGGTTGGGAATTTAGGCCTCCTCAAAGCACCAAGTTCATGGGCTTCAAGATTCGCTTCCGTGAAATAGTTCCTGGAACTGATCCTGGCTTTACCACTGTGGAAGTGGGTGCTGCCATTAGACCAGCAGAACTAGACATTTACTATGAGTTGATAGATGGTGGCTTTAGATTAAACACTTATTATGACTGGGTAGTGACTGCACAGTATTGGGATCCAATAACAGCCAGCACACTTGAAAGTGATAACAGCCTAGTATGCCGTGCCGTTGTGCCTATAGATATAAGATCGCAATATTCTGATCTAATGAACAATGTTTTTGATTTCATAACTCAAAATACCAAGACAGCCCTAGATGCTCTAGATGCTCCATTTGCCGCAACACCAACACCAGGACTTAGAACTTGGATCAAGCGTCAGACTAAACAATTTGATGTGTATGGTGGATTTGCCAGTGGTGGCACACAGATAGTTTCTACCAGTGCTCGTCAGGTAGAAGCCAGTGCAACAAAAACAGCAGGACAAGTGACTGCTATCAAATTGGCCACCTACTACAAGTTGACATTTACCACTCCTAATGACACATTTGACAATGTCACAGTCTATCGTAGACTGTTTAACAGAACAGCGGCCTCCGGCACTCAAACGGGTGTGGCAAAATATTATGGACTAGGTGCTTGGGAAAAGGTTGAAATACCTAGAACATCAATGACCAAAGCCAATGGTGTTTATACACTGAATCTGCGTGGGCCTTTACATCCAGAATTATTTGATGCCTACTATGAAATTCAAGCAGGTAAAACTCTGTATGATGCTGGCTATGGTCCTAGCGGCAACTGGCCCACAGCAGGACAACCTGTTATCAATTCAGTCTATCCCTACTATGGTGCTGGCAATACTAATTTTTCTCTAGCCACTGGTGTCACAAAGGTAGAATTCTTATTGGCCATTAAAGATGTTGGGGTGCTCAGCGCCAAAGCCGCATATCTCACAGACTTTAACACAGCAGGAGATGGAGCAGAATACACATATGAAAAAGATGGATTTATTTCAGGCAATGTATCTAAATTGGCGGTGCATAATCTAAGTGATTATAATGGATTTGTTGCAGGCTATGGTAGAAACTTAAATGAAGCCATAACCAGTATCAGTCTAAGCAACTTGGTGGTGCCAGGTGGTCGTGCTGGTGGACATTATGGATTTAGTGGCGCACCCTACAGATCTTCATATTCAACACCTTCAGCCAGTTGGATTAGATTGAGTGGCCCAGACGGCGACACGGTATATTAAGGATACAATATGGCAACTCAAACAGGCGCAGCCGCACTACAAACCACAGCAACATTGACCTGTCAAGCCAGAGGCGGCAAAACGCTGGCCACAGCCTCATTGACATCAGCATTTACATTCTTGCCAGTCACAGGCTTTATACCCTACTCACAGGGTATTTTAGATCCTATATCAAACACAATCAAAGCACAAGGTGCTGGTCGTTGGGGCAGTTTGCTAGGTAGTAAATGGAGCACATTCAATTCCTATGTAAACACATTCTTGCCCATACGCTGGACCAGCAGTCTAATTGACACAGGTGAAGTGGCCTATTTCAACATTGCCATTTCAAGTGAATTTGAAGGCAGCGTGTTCTACAGAATCTATGTAAGTGAAACTGGTGCGTTTGCAGGCGAAGAAACTGAATACCTAATACAAGATGGCGATACTAACATTGCCGCTTTCTATGGCAGATTTCTGTATGTGACTGCGGAGTGTTCAGGACTAGAACTCAGCAAGATGTCAATTACCACAGACAAAGAGGTTGTGGAATTTACCTATAGAGATCTAGTGACTTCTACCTTGAGTGGCAGTAGTTCATTAAGAACACTGAATCTAGACAACCCAATTTCACTAATCACTGAAATGGTTATAACACCTAGAGCCCCAACTGCCTATGCAGTGGATCTTTATGTGAGCAACACAGCAACCAGCACCTTGTTGATACCCATTGTGGTCAGCAAGGCAGCAGGTGGAGTTTACATAACCAATGATTACATAGCCACTGATTATTTTGCCAGTTCATTTGGTGCTAGTTTTGCACTCTACGGCATAGACAATCAACCTAGAGACGGCATTGTGGATATTTCATTGAAGGGCTTGCCAAGACAGGTGATGGCAGGCGGTAATCTACTGGTTATCAAATAACACTAATAAATATTGAGAGGAACAAACAATGACATTTCCAACAGGAACAGTAATATCAACAGACAATGTGGACAGCCCGGATGATGATCCCAGCCTAGCCCGTGGTGATATCTACAATCTAATCGTAGCAGTAAATCAACTAATTGCTTCAGTGAATGCCGCAAGTGGTGTCCTCTCTCTAGATGCTGGTGCTAAAATATCTACTAGTTTTATTCCTGGAACCATTTCAGTCACTGGCGATCAAACCATATCTCCAACAAATGGCATTATCAGTCTGCGTAATGTTCTGCGTATGCGACAGATCCAGTTTGTGCAATTGGGTTCAATGGCAGGCACCACTTCACCAACTTCAGGTGATATTGTTTATCTAACAGACGGTGATGCAGGCAATCCCTGTCTAGCAGTTTACAATGGCAGTCAGTGGCGCACAATTCGTCTAGGCACATTGGTTGGTCCTGCAGGAGCCGCTCTATCATCAGCATTTACTCTAACTGCAACGGCGGACGCTTAAAATGACAATCAAAGAACTTGCTCGTGAAATTGAAATAATCAAGAGCAATCACCTTGCCCACATGGCAGAGGATATTGATCGTGTGGAGAAGAAAGTGGAGAAAATGGATACCAGAGTGTGGGCTATCCTTTTACTATTAGTAGGTGCAGTGGTTTTACCAGCCATTGTAGAGTTCGTGCAGAAATTTTAAACGCCATCTATCCAAAACACTTAAAAAAAGCCGTGTTTGCGATATCAGCAACACGGTTTTTTTGTGGCTCAAAATGAGAATTTGTCAATCATAGGCCTAGCAATACATAGACCAGTCCCACTCACATTTGACGGTGATTTAAGAGCCATATTTTAAATACCAGTATGCTAACCAAAGAACAACTCAATCTCAAACTATCAGAAGTGGCAGAGTTTCGTATGCCCAAACTGAGTCCCAGTGAGATCAAAATCTCCAAACAGAAGGCCAGAGGCAAAGGTCGTCCCACAAAAGAATCTCTATATCAAGAAGAACACGAACAGGTGTTTCTAGATCTGTTTGAAGGCATCAATCCCACACACGCACCTGAATTGGTTCGGGTTCATATCAAGCCCGTGGACTGCGAGGACTGCGGAGCTCATTGTGAGAATGGCAGACAAATGGAAATTAAGTTTTACAAATCTGCTCCCAATCATGTGGCACATTGGCGTAAGCGTTGCAAGACCTGCAACAAGTATCGTGATCCCAATACGGGTCTATACACACTACCACAAGGCCCTGCTTGCCAAGTGTTTCTCAATTGGGCCAAAGCAGAATTTACTGCCAGAAATAAACAGGCTAAAAAACTCCTTGATAAATAATTCTAGCAGGCACACAATATTTTCCTGGTAAGAATATGTTGGGCTGTCGAGTTCTACTGCCATTGGACTCAAATTGCCTGTTAGAAGCCCCTCTCCGTGGGGCTTCGCCTTGACTTAGCCAATTTCGCCTTTTGAGGTTGATTTTTAGTCTTAGACTAAATATAATATATAAACTTACCAGGAGAAACCAATGGCAAAAACATTTTATTATCAAAAGACGCATAGTATGGAGGCTAGGAGTGGCACAGCCTACGCTACCACCTACTACAAGCAAACGCTGGAACAGCGTAAAAAACTAACCAATCATATCAGGCAGTGTTCACGAGAAATTGCCGAATACCTAGATCATCATCCAGAGTATCTAGATTGGCACACTAGTCATCCTCTAAAGGGATTTCCTAAAACAGGCAAACAGCCAAATAGAAACACTTGGGAAATTATCACTGACATTGTGAGTGAAGCCAAAGGTGTTAAAAAAGATGGCACACCCAAAGACTATGCACAAGCGCCAATTGAGCGTTGGAACAAACTATTCAAAGACTCTGAATATGAATTCCATATGGAACAGAATGAAGGCACCGTTAAAACTACATTTGATACGCTTTGGGAAATAGAAAAATGATTACCAAACTGACCCGACACGACACGCACACGGTTAGAGTGCATCTAACCAAACCAGGTAGCAAACACTATGCGGCATTGAGATGTGTTGACTGCAATACACATATCCAATGGCTATCTGTAAATGA